GTTACTGCGTCGTCAACGCCAAGCAGCTTAAAAATCTGCTGGCCGAGACCGAAGTTACTTCGAGCGACTTCAATAGCGTGAAGGCTCTCGTTCAAGGTGAAGTCGATACCTTCCTGGGGTTCAACTTCATTCGGACGCAGCGCATCGGCACCGACGCTAACTCGGACGACAAGGTTCTTTTCTATGCCAAACCGGGCATCCTGCTCGCGGTTGGCGCGGAGCCTCAGGTTCGTATTAGCGAGCGAGACGACAAGAACTATGCAACCCAGGTCTTCTGCTCGATGACAATCGGCGCGACCCGTATGCAGGAAGAGCTTGTCGGCTACATCGAATGTGACCCGAGCTAGGAGGATAAGACATGAGTGTTAAAGACTCCGGCCTCGTCACTAACTATGAGGCTACGCCTCAAGTGATGAACGATCCCTGCGAACTGCATGGCGGTTTGCGTGTAGCGCAGGGTAGCGTTGCTCTCACGACGGACGACGTTGGCGCTGGTGACATTGTTCACCTTGCTCCGATTCCGACGAATGCGAGCATCGTCTCCATCAAGCTGTTCAACGACGACTTGGACAGCGGCACGACCATGACTTCGGATGTGGGTCTGTACACCACTGGCGGAACGGCTGTTGACGATGATGCGTATGCGTCGGCGATCACCGACCTTCGCGGCGCTGTCACGACCGGCACTGAAGTCGCTTTCGAGGCTCGCAACATTAACGCGATGGGCCAGAAAGTGTGGGAAGACGCGGGTCAGTCTTCGGACCCCGGCGGCTTCTACTATGTGTCTCTGACCTTCGATGCGGCTGGCAACACTGCCGGTGACGTGTCGTTCGTCATCACATACGTCGTGGACTAATTGATTAAGGGCGGGGCTACGGCCTCGCCCTTTTTCGTTAAGGAACGTCATGGCTAGCAATACCTTCGTCAGCATCAGCAACCGCGCCCTCACCTTCCTCGGCGCGCAGCCGATTGCCTCATTGGACGACGACACCAAAGAAGCCCGCGCGTGTAAACGCATGTACGAACAGTCGCGCGATCAATGCTTGCGCGGCCACCCTTGGAACTTCGCCATCAAACGAGTTGCGCTGCCAGCGGGCACAACGGCTCCGGTTTGGGACTACACGAACGCTTTTAGCTGGCCGTCAGATTGCTTACGCATCATCGAGGTCGATACGCTTGAAGAGTGGGTTGTAGAGGGGCGCAAGATCGTCAGCGACGCCGCTGCTCCTCTGAACATTGTTTACATCGCCGAGGTGACAGACCCGACGACATTCGACGCTTTGTTTACTGAGGCGTATGCCTACCGACTTGCTGCCGATATTGCCTACGACATCACGGCGAGCCAGCAAGTCCTCAACAACATGGAAACTCTCTACCAACGCAAGTTGGCAGAGGCTCGCTTGGTTGACGCGCAGGAAGCGCTCCCGGCTGATGAAGATAGCTGGTTGGACTCGCGCATCTAAATGTCTCGCGTCACAAAAATTCAAACTAACTTCACCGCGGGCGTTTTCTCGCCGCGATTGTTTGGCCGCGTTGATGTTTCAAAATACGGCAACGCTGCGGAGACGATCACGAATGGAGTGGTGCAGCCCCACGGCGGCATTTATCGTCGGCCCGGCACAAAGTTTGTTAATGAGGTCAGGACAAGCGCTGACAAGTGCAGACTGATACCGTTCGAGTTCAATGCCGAGCAGTCGTATTGTGTGGAACTCGGCGACGAGTACATGCGTTTTTACACAGACCAGGGCGCAATCCTGAATGCCAATCAAACAATAACCGGCATCACCCAAGCAAACCCTGGCGTCGTAACTGTGACGGCCCACCCGTTCAGTAACGGCGATTGGGTGTACATATCTTCTGTCGCTGGCATGACCGAGGTAAACGGCAAGTATTACAAGGTCGCCAACAAAGCGACGAATACGTTTGAACTGCAAGACATCGACGGCAATAACGTCAACACGACGGGCTACACCGCGTACACCAGCGGCGGCACGGCGGCAAGCGTGGTGCAGATCACCAGCCCATATGACAAGGATGATCTGTTTGAAATTCAATTCGCGCAGACCGCTGATGTCCTCTACATGGTTCATAAGAACTATCCGCCCAAAAAATTATCGCGCACCAGCAACACTGCTTGGACAATAGCGAATGTTACATTGATCGACGGCCCATATCTGCCGGAGAATGTAACGACCACAACATTTGACCCCAGCGACGTAACCGGCAACATTTCGATCACCGCGAGTGCGACGACAGGCATCAATGGCGGCGATGGATTTCAAAGCACTGACGTTGGCCGGATCATCCGCATCGGCTATCAGGCTGACGAGTGGACCGCCAGCACCGCATACGCGGTTGGCGATGTTGTGCGGAACAGCGGCAATGTCTACGAGGCTATACAGGCCGGAACATCTGCTGGCTCTGGCGGCCCAAACAACGAAGGCGACAACATTGTTGATGGCACCGTTACGTGGAAATTCATTGACGACGGCGGCATCGCTTACGGCTATGCGACAATTACGAATATTGTCAGCACGACAATCGTTGATGTAACGGTCGAACGCACGTTCGCGTCACACAGCGCTGATACACACTGGTCTTTGGGCGCGTACAGCGACACCACTGGATATCCTCGCGCAGTTGCGTTCTTTGAGCAGCGCCTTTTCTTCGCCGGATCAAAAGAGCAGCCGCAGACGATCTGGGGCAGCAAGAGCGGCGATTTTGAGACGTTTACACCAAGCGCGCTCGATGATGGCTCGATCAACGTCACCATCGCAACGGACCAGGTGAACGCGATCCGATGGCTGTCACCCGGCAATGTTATTGCTATCGGCACGGCTGGCGGGGAGTTCACATTAAGCAGCAGTAACGATCAGGACGCTATCACGCCAACCAATATTCGCGTCGTCAGGCAAGGCACTCGTGGTTCGTATCCGACGCGGCCAATACGATTCGATAATCGCGTGTTGTTCATTCAGTACCACCGGCGCAAGCTGCGCGAAATGGTATTTGAGTTTGCGACCGACAGCTTTGTATCACCCGACCTTACAATTCTCGCGGAACACATTAGCGGCGCAGGGTTCGTTGAGATGGCCTATCAGCAAGAGCCTGATAGTGTGATCTGGCTGGTTCGTGACGACGGCGCCCTTGTTGCGCTCACGTTTCAAAAAGATCAGGAAGTCGTCGGATGGCACCTACATCAAATTGGTGGGACCGGGGTCGCTGTGGAAAGCGTCACCGCAATTTCGGGCGATGGATACGACGAAGTGTGGATGATCGTGAAGCGAACGATCAACAGCGTGACGCGCCGGTATGTCGAAGTGCTGCAAAGCAAGTTTGATACGGCGCGTGGTGACGCGAAGGCTGACGCATTTTTCGTTGACAGCGGACTGACATATAGCGGCAGCGCGACGGCGACGCTAACGGGCCTCGATCACCTTGAGGGTGAGACGGTCAACATATTTGCAAATGGTTCGGTCTATCCCAATCAAACCGTCACAAGCGGTCAAGTGACCGGCTTGTCACCAACCGTCACCTCTGCGGTCGTCGGCCTTGGCTATGACACGCAAATTACGACGCTTCGGCCCGAAGCTGGAGGCGACGATGGCACGGCGCAAGGTCGCACCAAGCGCGTCTTCGAGACGACATTCCGGTTCCTTGACACGCTCGGCGCGGAGTTTGGGCCAAAAGATGGAACGCTAGATCGAGTTCTTTTTCGATCAGGCAGCGACCCTATGGATTCCTCACCTCCATTGTTCACGGGCGACAAGACCGTTCAGATGCACGGCTCTTGGGAAGAGGGCGGTCAGGTTACGGTCAAGCAGACCCAGCCGCTGCCATTCGAGTTGTCGTCTGTTATCACGCGCATCATTACTCACGCAGGATAGGCTCATGTGCGAACCGGCTACAGCAATATCACTCGCAGCGGCAGCCATCAGCGCTGTTGGTACAATTTCACAAGCACAAGCCCAAGCCGCAAATCTGGAACGCCAAGCTGGACTGAATGAAGCGAATGCAGCGATTGCGCGCAACAACGCAATAGCCGCTGTCCAAGCAGCGGAGGCAGAAGCAGACCGCGTTGATCGCCTTCGCAAGGTGGCTATGTCACGGGCAACCGCTGCATATGGCGGTAGCGGTGTCGAGATAAACGACGGCACACCGCTCGAAGTGTTGGGAGACGCCGCCGCTGAATTTGAACTGGACCGCTTGTTTGAAATCCACAAAGGCAAGGTTGTTGAGCAAGACCAGAATTACCGCGCCCAGTTATTTAATTGGCATGCGGGGCAGCTTCGGTCGCAAGCGTCTAGAGTCCGTGACTCTGGATTCACGTCAGCGATGCTGAACCTTGGTCTCAGTGTCGCGAGCGCTGGATTTTCAGCGGCTGCGGACCCAACGCTAGGTGTCGGGGCCTCGCAGAGCCAGCTTGCAGGACTCGGCTACGACGTTGGCACGTTCTCTGGATACAACCCGCTGGGGGCGATGGGTCCGGGCGCGACGGCAACCAGTTTTAACACTGAAGCAATAAATCTCGGACTTCCGATGGGGTACGAATAGTGGCGAAGATTCCCCTGTACACGAGCCGCAGCGCAGTTCCGCAAACGCAACAAAGCGCTCTGCCCATGCGGAGTTTATCCCTGCCAAGCACTGCTGCGATGACTGGCCGCATGTTTGAGCAGGTCGGCTCTCGTGTTGAGCAAGTGTTCACAAAAATGAACGACGAGCGGATTGCGGCTAGCGTCAATAACGCCAGCGCGCAGGCGATGTTTGATCTTGCTCAATTGAAAACTGAAATGGAAAACGTGGACCCGTCCCAAGTTGACGCTGTGTTCCAGCAGCGGTCCAGTGAGATTTACAAAAATCTGACGGCCAATATGGACGACGCAAGCGTGGCGAAATTCCAAACGCCTTGGGTCAAAGCATACACGTCCACGCGCATCTCGAATTACCAAAGCGGCATCAGGCGCGGTCGTGATGCGATGTTGGTTGACGACGACAAAGCATTTGAGAAACTAAGCGATTCGCTTACGTCTACGTCAAAACCTGTAGATTACGAGCATGTAATTTCACAGGTTGACACAAGCCTTGACTCAATGGTCGCGGCTGGCGCTTTGAGCGCTAGCAAGGCGGCTGCGTTGAAAGACAGGCGGATTAACTACATTCGAGACACGCAAGCGCGATATGCGCTTGAGGCAGACCCGGTCAAGTTTTCGGCGGACATTGACGACGCAAACAAGTTTGAAGGGTTAAACGCCAGGAACCGCGCAATATTCAAGACGCAAGCGCAAAACGAAATTGAGCGCAGGCAACGTGAAGCGCAAGGCGAAGCGCGGGCGACTAGCACGGGTGCCGAAACAAACATTAAAAATGAACTATCTATCGCAGCATTTAGGGCGAGCCGTGGCGAGGTCTTCAACTTCAAATATGCGACCGAAATCTACATCAGGGAGAATGTTCTTCCCGAGCGGCAAGAAGCCCTGCTCACTTTAGTCAGAGACGAGATAGATTTTTTGACTAACGCCGTGCCGAAGATTGGCAGCGCAACGAATTCTGATCTGATTGCGATGACGCAGGCAGCGACAGAGCAAGCGGCACAGAGTACAGGTGACCTTGCACTCGATGCTCAAAATATAAAGCAGCTTGGTCTTTTAAAAAAATACTACGACGCCGAAATCGAAACGCGCATCAAAGACTCTGCATCTGTCGCACAACGCGCTCAAAACGTATCGCAGAAACTTTCCGATTGGACGAATTCTTTAAGAAATCCCAATGCGGCGGAAGGCGCGTGGGGCGCGTACAGGGCCGCGATGGATGTGGAGTACGACCGCCTCGGCATCGACAGAGCAAATCGGAGATACCTCACGCTGCGCCAGGCCGAACGCTACGCGGTCGAGATACAAGGTATGGAACCCGGCCAAGTGGCTGATTTCGTGAAAACGATACACGACAACACAAACACGGCGGATGCTGGCAAAATTTTCGGAGAAATTTTTAAAAATTCCCAAGCGAGTTTGGATTATCAGGCGATGGCCGCTGTTGACGATCACAACGTCCGCAAGGAAATCGCGAAGATGATTAACGCTGGCGGCATCAAGGCGGTCATCAATGTTCCAGAAGATGTAAGGAAATTAGGCAAAGAAGTTCAAACGCGATTCGATGCAAAATTCCCTGCGATGGGCATTTCGAGCAATTTGTCCCTAGCGCCATTGCATCGCGCCGTCTTGCTTGTGGCCGCGCAAAAAGTTGCCGGAGGCAGCAATGATGCGGAGGCTGCGCGTGAAGCGATAGATCAGGTCGCTCAATATCAAGTTATCAATCGAAGCACCCTCAAAGGCATCGTGAGCGCGCCCGGCAACGAAAATGTCGTTGACGTCTCGAGGACACAAGCCGGTTTGCAGATATGGTTGG